GAAGAGTTGGTTAAAATCAAGAAAGAAATCGACCCGCACCTTGTTTTGACTCCTGTCACCACCGATATTCATCAGGATCACAGCACGGTTGCAATAGAAAGTATCAGGGCATTCAAGCAAACATCGATATGGGGCTACGAATTACCCTGGAATAACATCTCTTTCAGAACTCAGGCTTTTATCCGGCTTGACAACGCACATATTGAGAAGAAAATCAGCGCAATCCGAGCTTATAAGTCTCAGGCGGGGAAAAATTATACATGCCGTGGATTTATACGTGGTCTCGCAAAACTGAGGGGCGTCCAAATTGGATCGGACTATGCAGAAGCATTCGAGGTGACACGATGGGTGATGTAATACCGATTATCATAACCGGCGGCGGATGTCCGGGGATAACAGGAACGATAGACGCGCTCCGCAACAATCCCGATGACACTCAATTCAGGATCATTACGACCGATATTGAGCCGGACGTCGTTGGGAAGTATTTTTCCGATGCGTTTTACCAAGTACCGGCGCCGGAGAACTATGACAATTACACGAGAGAAATATATCGGATTGCAAAAGATGAAAAAGCAAAAGTGATATTGCCGCTAACGACAAGGGAAACTCAAACATTATCAGGCTGCTGGTTTACGGAATCAATCGTAAGTCTCGGATGCACCATTGCGACTTCGCATTATACATCAATAAGCAAAGCTAATGATAAATACCTACTCATTGAGGAGGCTTCAAAAATAGGTATTCCATGCCCCGAATATATCCTCACAAATTCATACGAATCATTCAGTGCCGCTATATTCAAGTTCGGTTATCCGGCGCAAAAAGTTGTCGTGCGCCCCAGGGTGTCAAGTGGCATGAGGGGATTGCGGATATTGAATGCTGAAATGTGGAAACCGGAGAAGTTTTACCATGAAAAGCCCAATGGAGTTGAAACAACGCCTGAATATCTGATTGATATGTTTCACAAAAGTAAAGCAGTATGGCCAACTTTGCTCGTCACTGAATACTTGCCCGGTACTGAATATACGGTTGACGTTTTCAGAGGCGTAAATGGTACCGTAGCTATCCCGCGAGTGCGCGAGCGAATGAGAAGTGGAATAACATTCGATGCCCGGATAGACCTCAGAAAAGACCTTATTGACTATTCGACACTGTTGTCCGATTTACTGAATCTCAAATACTGTCATGGCTACCAGTTTAAATGTGACGATGATGGAGTGCCGAAACTTCTTGAATGCAATCCGCGCATTCAGGGAACTATGGCGGCAAGTACCGGTGCTGGATTTAATATGATTTACGCCTCGGTCATGGAAGCACTCGGACATCCAGCGGATATAGATGCCGTGCAACTAAAGAACGGAACTCTATTTAAGCGATATTGGGGTGGAATATTTATAAATGCAAAATGAATCAAAAAAAGTGCTTGACATTGATAGATTTATTGACGAAATTAAGGTTAATGTTGCGCATTCCGATATATTAAAGAACGACCAGCGTTTATTTTTCGGAAAGGTGTCTATTTGCTTTGAACGCGGTCGGATTACTCATGTAGAAAAATACGAGGTCATAAAATGAAGTAACAAATTATACGACATAACATAAAACTGTTTTAATAAAAATCAGTATCGAGACAATCGGGCTGAGCGCTAAATGCGGCGTTCAGCCCTTTTTTTATGCCCGGAGGTGAGTGATGAAAAGATTTACAGTAATGTTTTTAATGCTTCTCTTGTTCTTTAGCGTATCGGCATTCGGGCAGCGCCTCGTCATTGCCTATACCGACACGACTACGATGTCAGCACCAGCCAATTCTACGGCGGCCTCATGTGTTGGCTATAATTGGGTCGCCTGGTATTTCAAGGTCGCATCGATCAAAACATCTGTCGGCGTTGCATTGCAGATAAAAAGCGGAGATGGACAATGGACGGCAGTAATGGCCGATTCGCTCGTTTACACGGCAAACGGCAATTACGGCCTTCTTTGTCAAATACCGAGTATCGCCGATTCGGTAAGGTTTAGATGGATTTCTGAGGGCGGAGGAACAAGTGCCGTCATAACACATAATGCACAACTGAGCGGAGGTAACTGATATGAAGAAGCTGCTCATTTTTCTTGTTTTATTCATGTTTGCCATGACAGCCGTATCGGGAGCCGAAACCGTTCTGTTGTCTGGCAATCCCATAAGTCTTGAAATACTTTCGGCGGCTGCTGCGACAGAGCTTGCAGATTCGCTAACGGCAACACACGCCGATCTTACCGGTCGAGCCGCAGATATTGCCGATACTCTTCACGACGCACATTCAAATTTATTCAATTTCATCAAAGTAGCCAGAGATACAACGACCGCCACACACACAGATTTAACGACTCGCGCCAAATTGCTTGCTGATTCATTGACCGCTACTCACAGCAGAACCGAAACTATTGGAAAAGCACTGAGTGATACCTTAACGGCGACACATAGCAGAATGGAGACCCTGGGAAAAGCACTCGGAGATACGCTCACCGCGACCCATGCTGATCTTACGGGACGGGCAGCAGACATAGCGGATACCTTGACGGCAACACATGCTAATATTCTCGATTTGGTGCTCACGGAAACTACCGCTATCGAGGATACTTTGACAGACGTGCATAGCTCTGTAAAATCCTTTGAGACTGCTATTACTGATTCCTTAACAGATACTCATAGCCGACTCGAAACCATAAGTGAGGATTTAAAGACATCTGTGACAGCCGACTCCACAACCAATGAGGCGACAAACGCCGTTGCCGATAAGATTGTGGCCGCAACCGGTGTCCTTTTTGAACAGGCAGACGCCGCTATCAATGTGACGGCGCTTTCAGACTCAGGAACAACGGTCTTGAATCTGCGAACAGTGAATACCCGATATGTCGTAAGAAATCTACGTTTAAAATCTGCTGATCCGGGCGCAAATACGGTAACGGTAAAACTCTATGAATTTATCAATGATGTATTTGTCGCCGTCGATTCTTTTGAGATAACAACTCTCAACTTCGCAACCTATTTCAATCTGTATGATTTATTCGGAGAAACACAACTTGCAGGGGATAATCTCTGGATAACTGTTGAAACAGATGCGGGTACAGCAGCAATAACAGGTCAGTATAGTTTTGCAAAAACATCAAATTAATGGTGTAAAAACATGAAGAATTTATATAAATATATTGTTCTATCAATTATTGCATTAATTGTAATATATGCAAATAATGCAAAATCAGCAGATTACGCCAAAAAGCAATTTGAGGATACCGTTATAGCGAATGTACAAACTCTCCAAGATACTGTAGATGTTATTGAGGCAAGAGCGTTAGCAATTGATAACAACCTTCACCGAAAACAATATACAATCGGGCGGAAGGCAGTACCGACGGCGACATCATTCGCAGATACATCAGCAAATTGTTTCTACCCATTCAATCTAACCGCTGGTGCAGATACAACATTTGGAACTGCTGTACAAATTCTCGGAACGGATGATACTCCTATCAAAGCCGGAATGAGCAATTTCATAATAACGCAGACAACGGTTATTTCAGTCGATGATAATACCATTTATAAGATGCGCGTATTGTGGGGAGCAAGTGTCGCAGAGGCACTTGCATTGAATCAATATACTGAAAATTGGGTATATGGAGATTCAGCCAATCCACAACAAGCTTCTCCGAATCCTGTCCCCATTAATAGCGTACGAATATCGGCTGGAACGAATGTCTGGTTACAAATAGCTAATGCAACGGAGAGCAGACCATGAGTGTGGTTTACAGTATACAAGAATACTATCTCAATCCATAAGGTGAAAAATGCCATTAATGCCCTGTCAGAAAGATAGTAAACCCGGCTGGAAATTCGGTGAATCAGGTTTTTGTTATACATATATACCAAATAATAAACAATCAGAAGTAACGGCACGATTAAAAGCCGCCAAACAAGGAGCCGCTCAACACATTAAGGAGAATAAATAAAACACGGAATTTAAGTCGTATAAATAATCAAAAATCTTAAAACGGAAGGATAATTACAATGTTATTTGAAACCGAGATTAAACAGGCGCTTAAAAAGGCAGGTTTAGACGAATCTCTTTTTGATCAGATCAATGTCAAGACCGTTGAGGAAATCGACGGTGCCGTGACCACACTAAAGGCCAGCATGGACAAGGTGAAAAATCTGAGCAAAGAGGAATTGCTTGAAGCTGTCAAAAAAGCCGGTTTGGGAGACGCTTTCAATAAAATATTGCAGAGCGAAACAGACCGAAAAGCCGCCGAACTTCTCAAAAAACATCAGGACGAACAAAAAAAAGCCGCCGAGGATGAAGCGGCGAAAAAGAAAGCAGAAGAGGATCAGAAAAACATGACCGCCGAGCAAAAGGAAATTCAGGCGCTTAAAGGAACTATCGACGAACTCAAAGAAACAATCGCCGGTATTACAACAAATCTCTCAAAAAGCACCCTGAGTTCCCGGATTCGTGCAGAACTCACAAAACAAGGGCTGAACGAAAAGTTCGAGTCAAACATCGTTGTTAGCGATCCTGAAAAAATCGCCGATACTGTCGCGGGATTCAAGGCGACTTTCGATGAACAGCAACAGGCGACAATTAACGAAAAATTAAAGGCTGGCGAACTTGCCACGGTAAAAACAGGTATAGCAGGCCAAACTCCCGACGAAACCAAAATCGCGGAATACGCGAAATCAATCGGTGAAGGCGGCGTGTCAAAAAATACCGTTTTCCAGGGCAAGATTTCATCGGCTGATTCGGCTGCGAAAACAGCGGCCAAAACTTAGGAGGATAAAATAATATGTCTTTGCAAATCATATCAACAACGGAAACACAGTATAATCCGGTGTTTCTCAAGATTCTGGAGGATATACCCGGAGGTGTGACGATTCGTACAAATCGCACTCCGAGTACCACCAAATCTTTTGCGCCCGGAACTCCGTTAAACGCAGATACGACCTCGGTCGGACTTTATAACATCGTCAAAACGGCGCTGTTAAAAAGAGCCATTACGACCTCGGCCTGTGTCACGATTTACGTTTATGGTTCTGATCTGCCCAATTCTCCCGGGCAGGAATTTATCGTCGGCGAGTATGTGATGATTGATAGCCGTGGTTCAGCTGCAACAATCGCCTCTATTTCGAGAGGTACTCGCACGAACGGTATTGGAACCGACACGATCATATTTACAGCAGGTGGCGGCGGACTTAATGCCACAGCCGCTGTATTGACAAAACTCATTGAGGCTTCTGCGGCTGCGGTTACGGCTGCCGATGCAAAATACGACGCTGATTGTCTGCTCCGCGATGCTGTGGAAGTCAGGCTTTCATCTGGCTATACCCTTCAGAATATCATGGCTGGCGCGGTTGTGCGTGGTACGGTAGACGAATCAATTCTGCCTTATACCTCGCCGAATGAAGGCGTCAAAACACCCTTAACTTCTCGTATAAGATTCGCCTAAGGAGGTGACCTCAGATGCAACATTCTATTTTGAAAGAAGCAACACAGCAGAATCTTGAGGTTTACCTCAGGAATCGCGTGTACGATAAACTGTATTATCCTGATTTTTTCCCTATCAAGTATGTCAATTCACTGAAATACGAAACGCTTATCGGGTCGAAAGGTAATCGGGTCGCTGCGGATGTTGTTTCATACAATTCCAGCGCACCGCAGAAAACCCGGAAGGTTATCTCCAAACTCACCGGAGATATTCCGTCCACCCGAATGAAAAAGGTCATGGAAGAAACCGACCTGAATGATTATAACGTCATGAAGGCTATGGGCAGGGCAGACATAAACCAACTTCTTGACCTCGTTTTCGGTGATGTGGACGCTTGCGTTGACGGCGTGAATGCGCGGCTCGAATGGCTCGCTATTCAGGCTATGGCAGGCGGAACTATCGCACTTTCGACAACCAATAATGCCGGTGTCATTACACAGGCTACCATTGATTTCGGGTTGCCGACGGCAAATAAGGAGGTCGAAGGCTCGGCAAACTATTACTGGACGACCGGCGCTTATGCGACAAATCAACCCATTACCGACATTGAAACGATTGTTGCCGAGGCGAAAACGATAGGTTCGAGGATTCGTTATATCATCATGAATCTGTCGAAATTCGTTGCTTTCCAGACATCGACGCAGGTTCAGAATTATTGCGGTTATGGGTATGTGTCCGGCTCAATTTTCCGGCCTATTCCGACGCTTGAACAGGTAAATGTCATGCTAACATCACGCGGTTTGCCGACGATTATCGTGGTTGATACATCAATCACGATTGAGACTGAGGCTCACACACAAACATCGTATGATCCGTGGCTCGATTCGTCAAGCACCGACAAGTATGTACTCTTTGCCCCGGAATTACCGCTCGGCAATATGCTCGTTGGCCCGATAGCCGAGGAAACGAACCCGCCCAAGCAGGTTGTACAGGCAAAGAAGGGTCATATACTGGTCAGTAAATGGAGTACCGTTGATCCCACGGCTGAGTATACAAAGGGCGAGACGAACGCATTCCCGTCCTGGCCGACAATTTCGAGTTGTTACATACTCAACACGGAAAGTCACACAACTTTCTGATTCGATGGAGTGTAAATGACCGTTTTGCAAGCTTTACAGGCGATGCTCGAATATGAGAATGACAATCTGCTTTCAAAGGCATTAACGGACAATGGAGCCACGGCAACGGCAACATATTCCGCAGCAGATGAACAAGCCGTCGATATGGCGGCAGCGGACATCTATCTCGTGCTCTTGAATCATCCTGATTTCCGTGAAGGCTCGAAATACGTGAATTATTCAAAGGGTGCGCTCATGTCACTGCGAAGGGAATTACTGCGAAAGTGGAATGCCCTTCCGGTGACGGTCAGTGTGCCCCAGGATAGTAGGTATCAGAAAATATGGTAAGTAAATATCCACATACGGCAACAATATCATGGTATAGCGCCGGGACGACCAATACTTACGGTGTTGTGACCCCCGGCACGCTCAATACGCTTTGTATTGCCTGTGATATTCAGCCGGTTAGTGGGCGTTATGTGGTCGGAGAAGGAGGCGCGGTTTTGAATTACAACTGGGACGTGTTCTCACCTCTATTCTCCGGATCGGACAGCGTGCCCGAAAGAGCAAAGCTGACCTTCTTCTCCGCCGACCATATTCTTGTGCAGATTTTCAACTACCAGAAGCATGTGGAGATAAAATGTCGGGATTGATACCTGAGTTCACGTTTTCGGACATCACGAAACGGGTTGATAAGTTCCAGAAGGAACGCATCAAGAAGTGTTTCGAGGTGCTCTCATACATCGGCATCGAGTCTGTTAAGTTTGCAAAAAAGTATCATGGTTATCAAGACCAAACGGGCAATCTGACAAGTTCAATCGGGTATGCGATTATCTATGACGGCGAAATTAAGTCTACCTATGGCGGTGGTACTGCTGAAGTTGTAAAAGATTTAACCGGCAAAACAAAAAAGGTTAAATCTACAGTTGAAGGTAGGCATGGCGCCGTTAAAATAGTCACTGAACTTGCTCATCGGTACCCGAAAGGAATGATTCTTGTCATTGTCGCCGGTATGGAATATGCGGCGGCGGTCGAATCAAAAGGTTACGATGTCATAACCGGAAGTTCTCTTTTTGCGGATATAGAGCTTTTACCGTTTATGAGAGAGAAACTTGGAGCGGCGTTTTCATGAAATCAACATTTGATGTTCTTGATAAGATTTATCCCGTTGTTAATGTGGCATCGGTTAGGTCAACGCTGAATACCGGTGGAAAGGTTTATCGGAATGCACGACCTGTCAATTCAGACTACAGGGACATCGTTGTTCTTGTACTCCCTATCGCCTGCGGTACGGACATAGACCTGCAAAGCTGTGTTATTATCATCAACTGTTTTGCAAAGGATATTGAGCCGGGTATACCCGACGATAAAAATCTCGATGCCATGACAACCGCCGTTCTTACCGTCCTCGAAGCCTATGCGTCCACAACAACCTACTTTGACATGGAAATCACCAGTCAGGGCGTTATGGAGGATATGGACAAGCCGGACACCAGTTATTCATCAATAAGAGTAAACTGCACAATTCAATACGAAACCTAATGAAATGAGGTGAAAAAAATATGTCCACCACGAAATCAAAAACACGATTGCTCGGTATTGCTCAGATAAAAATAGGATCGATAACGACCTATGGAGGAATGCCGACGATTATTTCTCTGGCGACGGTTGGCTATATCGTGCCGAATAGCGCCCATATTGTTATCAGTGCACCCGAAAAGACTGACATAATGGTCGATGATGAGGATACTCCCGATCTCCAAGTGCTTGGAAACCGGAAGGTCTCATTCGAGTTCGCTACCCGTGATATGGGAACGAAGTCGCTCATTCTCGGGCTTAACGGGACGGCAAGCGGAAGCACGATTGTCCTTCTGCCTGTGACAACGAACGTCGTTACCGAAAAAGCCGTTGATATAACATCAAAAACAATCAGCGGCAAGGCTCTTCGCTTCCGTATTCCGAGGGCATCAATGAGCGTCGGAGGCGACCTGAGATTTGCGAGAAACGACACCGGGCAACTTAACTATTCGCTTGATATTCTGTTGCCGGAATCGTCAACTCAAATTTCACCCTGCTCTATTATGCAGGTTTAAAAAATGAGGGTTCCCGTTCGCGCGGGAACCTCTCAATAATCGAAAGGGAATTTAAGCATGTCAGACGAAGAAAAAAAGAAAGACGACGTTGAAACCGAAGTTGCAAAAAAAATCGCTCCTGAAATCGTAAGAACGATATTACAGGATGGCGTCGATTTTGAGATCACATCGAATCGAAAATCACTCTTCAGCCGCAAGCCGGTCAGCCGCAAATTCATTGTCTATCCTATAAAACTTGGCGTTCTGTTTTACATCTCAAAAATCATTCTTTCCATGAAAGAAATGGAGCCTGCCGATGGTGAGAATTTGTTTGCCGCCGGTATCAAGAACATTACCGAGAACAAGGACAAGATGATCGAGATCGTGGCGCTGGGGATTGTGAATCAAAGGTTGTCGCTATGGACGCGGCTCAGGAAGTGGCGGCTTGCACGATATATTGACAAAAACCTGAGTGCACAGGAATTGCTCAGGCTCGTTAAACTTGTCATTATGCAGATGGACGTAACCAATTTTTTGGCATCTTTCGTCTCCGTCAAAAGACTGAATCTGATGGAGGCGACGAAGAAAAAAGCGACTACATCAACTATTGGGGAATCATCGGGGGAATCGTTAAATATTTCCGATTCTCCATTGACGAAATAATGTGGAAATATTCATGGAAAAATCTCACGCTCTTTATGCTGTCCATACCACAGTATGAATCGAAAGAAGATACAGGCGACGCGAAAGAGGTTGAGGATTTAAGCGAACTGGGAGATTTGTTTTGATGATGGACGAATTAAAAAATGGCGAGGAAATTACGGTTACTATACGGAAAAATGAAAAATTCCCGCAAGAAGAGCCTGTAGTAACACAGGATATTAAATTAAGCGTATGCATGATAGTCAAGGACTGCGAATCTGATTTGAAACGGTGCCTTGATTCGATATTGCCGATAACTCATGAAAAATGGTGTGAACTCATAATTGTCGATACCGGGTCTACCGACAGAACGGTTGAAGTTGCCCGTGAATATACCGATAAGGTATTTATCAAGAAATTTATCCCCTGGAACTTCTCGAAAGCCCGCAACTGGGGCATTAAAAAGGCGGTCGGCAAGCGAATATTTGTCATTGATTCCGATCACGAACTGACGCAGAAAAGCCTCTATATCCTTGAAGATGCCGTACTCAATCCGAAATACGATGTTTATAAAACGCTGTTTCTTAAAATTCACAATTATTATTCAACAAAGACCGGCGAGTATGCCGAACTCATGCAATCGCTGATCTTCGAGAACGAGCATCGCGATATATACAAGTTTGCCGTGCATAACCGTCCGCAATGCAATCCACCCTATCTTTTTCTCGATCAGGTTGTCTTGAATCACTACGGATATTTGTTCCAGAAAGCCGACCTGTTTCTTGAAAAAAAAGAGCGCAGCCTTCCGATGCTGCAGGCGGAACTCGAAAAAAATCCCGACGACCTTCATATACTGACGCATATCATCAAAACATATTATGCCTGCGGGGATCACGAGCAGGTTGTGGAACTCGGTGAACGGTGGATGAAACTCATGCGTGAAGTTGACTTTCACGAGGGCTGGTTTGCATACCTCGAAGTTTTTACGAATGTCCTTGCTTCGTATTGTGCGTTAAAAGACGGGAAAAGCGCTGAACGTGTGATGAAAGAATCGCTTCGGTATACCAATAAGCTCATTAGTCTCTACCTGATTCTTGGACAGTATTATCTCACCGTCAAAAAAATCGAGCGGGCGCGGGAACTTTTCGAGGAAGCGATACTGCTGTCAAAACAGGGAGGCGACCCTTACGAGCAGTTATGCTCAACGAATACATCCGTTATCCTTCCTGAAATTTATAACTACCTCTCTAATATTGAGTTTGCCTACGGGAATTACGAAAAGGCCGGTAAATATATGAACGAGGGAATCAGGCTGAATAATAACAGATTACCTCTCAGGTGGGATATTTGGAACGAACCTCTGTGTAAAAAACAACTTGTCGATAACGGATTTAAAAGAAAGAGAAGTGCGTAAATGGGTTTAAACGTACGTGGCGGTGACAGCCTATTCTGGAAAACGGGGCTTGATACCGACGGCTTAAAAACCGACGGTGAAAAAGTTAAAGGTATACTCCGTGGCCTCACAAGCCAGATTTCGGCAATGGATATATTTGCGGCTATTTCTATTGGAGCCGCTTATCACGCTCAGAAGGCTATAAAAGAGTTCACGCTGCTTGCCGCACGGTACGAGACCCTCGGCGTTGTTATGGAAACAGTTGGTCATAATGCCGGATATACAGCGGAGCAAATGAATGAATTGCAAGCCGGTCTCGAAAAAACCGGCATATCCATGATACAAGCTCGTCAAAATCTTATCCGCATGGTTCAGGCGCAACTTGATTTAACGAAGGCTAACCAGCTTGCCCGTATTGCTCAGGATGCAGCCGTTATCGGCAATATCAATTCAAGTGAAGCCTTCGAGCGGATGATTCACGGTATTCAGGCTGGACAAGTAGAAGTTCTCAGAACAATCGGCCTTAATGTCACCTTTGAGTCAGGTTATAAAAAACTTGCTGAAACGCTTGGCAAAAACACCGACGAGCTTACCGACGCCGAAAAAGCACAAAGCCGCATGAATACTGTTATGGATGCCGGAGTCCAGATTGCCGGTTCATACGAGGCTGCTATGAGTACCGCTGGCAAACAGATGCTTTCACTGGAACGGTATACTGAAAATCTCAAAGTCATGCTCGGACAAGCGTTTACACCGGCACTGACAGAAATAATCGAAAACATCACTGGCGAAATAAAAGATGTCAATAAGAGCCTCGACGAAAATAAGGAAAAAACGGCCAACTGGGGTGATAATTTCCGGCTTGTTTTGATAAGTGTCGAAGCTGAAATAATACGGCTGGCAATGTTTATCGACCGTATCGGCGGCACAATGAGTTCTTTTGCCGGAATCGCCGCATCGATGATACCGGGGTACACGCCTGATTTTGCAGAAAAAATGGCATCATGGAATGTTGGTCTTGAAGATAGATACAATAAATCCATGAAAGCCCTTGAAGAACTTGCAAAAAGATATGTTGACTTACAAAACGCCATGACTCCTGCGGCAAAGGAGGCGGCAAAAGCGGCAAAAGATGCAGCGGAGCAGAAGCTACTTGCTGCCCAGAAAGAGGCTGAAGCGGCAAAAATCACCATAAAAACTGGTGCGGATTTAAAAAAGGCGGCCAACGAAACAGGATCGTCCTATACATTTTTCCCGTTCATGGGCACAAAGGCCTCATTTGCCGATTTAGAATTGCAGGGCAAGGAATACGATGCAAAAATACAGGAGCGTCTCGACAACATCAATAAAGCCTCTGTAAGCAAGCACAAAGAATCGCTCGATGAAATCCTCAAAGACACGCGCGGCATGAACTCGCAAGAACTTCTCGCCTATGCAAAATATTTACAGGAAAAGGCCGACCTCTACAAAGATGATAAGGAATTGCGGCTTAAACTGCTTGATGAAGTAACGGCGGCTATAAATAAGAGTTTTGATCTCGAACTCAAAAGGATAGAGGAGATCGGCGATGCTTTCCGGGGAATGGGAAGTTTTATCAGTCAGTTCGACCGCGACCTCGGAACCGCCATAAGTGGATTATCGGAACTAACCTCGATGTATTCACAATATATGACGGCAACAACCGTTTATGGCAAGGGTGCGGCTGGCATCGGCGCGGCCTCCACCGTTATGGGAATCATGGATATTTTTGCAGATAAGTTTTTCGATAAATCAGATGAAATAGAAAAATCCCTGAGACGTATAGCCGCAGCCGTCAAAAAGTTTGATTACCAGTTAAGATTAGTTAATGATGATATAGACAACAGTTTCGGTACAAGAAAAGTGGCGGCTCTTATCGAGGGATATTCCAAGATAAAAGACCGAATTATTGAACTGAATGCCGCACTCAAAAAAGACCCATTTTCCGAGGAAATCCGTCAACGGCTGGAAATGGCAAAAGACGAAATCGTGGAAATCGGAAACGAACTCGACCAAATTCTTACAGGAACGACGGCTCAAAATATTGCAGATTCGATAACCGACGGATTGCGGCAGGGGCTTGATTCAGCAGAAGTTTTCGCCGACACATTCAATGGCCTTATGCGCGAGGCTCTTTACGGAGCGTTTAACCGGCAAATCATGACCGAATTAATGGAGCCGTGGTATGAAGATTTTACAAACAAAGCCTATGGTGGATTAACGCCGGATGAAATTGAAAAACTGAAATCATCGTATGAATTAATGGGTATACGCATAAAAGATATTTATCAGTCGTTTTCAGATATAATGGATGCGACCGGAATTGCTACGGAAACCGGAGAGGCGACAAAAACAGGTCTTGCGGGTGCAATAGCCGGAGTAAGCGAAGAAACCGCAGGACTGCTGGCCGGGCAGGTAGGCAACCTCATGATAAGCACCATTAAAATCAGAGATACGTTTACCGGCCCCAACGGCGAGATGTTCAAGCGAGCCGATCTGTCACTCAATAACCTGCGAGACATCAGCGATTACGGCCATGCGATCAGAGGTTATAACTACAACATGATGAACGATATATCGGTCATTATGTCAACGTGTCTTTCCAATTTGCGGGCAAATCAGGAAACGGCGGTAAACACACGGTATATCAAGGCTATTTATCAGGAAATTATGACTTCATCGGGAAGTATAGGTAGAGCGATAGGGGTTTAATATGACATACTATCCTTTAAGCGGTTACAAAATAGACGGTTATGACACTTACGGAACGTGGAAAATACACGTTGCTAAAATAACAGGACTTCACCAGTTCTTGACGCGAAAAGGCGAAATATCTCAATCATGGCCTGATTCCGATGGCGAGGAAGCCTTTACTAATTCAAGTGATATTTATTTCGATGGCAACGATGTCATTATGCACTGCTATTTGAGAACAAGCTCGATGGATCCGGCATTTCTCGGATTTCTCAGTTCATTCAGGACTCGCCTTGAAATGGCGGGAATGCGGACTCTCACTGTTCCGTATACAACGACGACTTATTCGCTCATGTACGTCAAGGGATCAGATATAGAATGGTTAACGCCGAAACGAAATTCAAGCCAGTGCATCGGTAGATTCTGGATACAATTCCGGCAAACAACTCCAGTAAGGGGGTAAATAATATGGGGAAATTATCGAATTACGCTGAAAATAAGATGCTCGATCACGTCTTGAAAGTTGCGCCATATACACGACCGACGCACCTGTTCCTTGCACTTTGCGAGGCCGATCCTACAGACGCGGGAACTGGCGGAACGATTACCGAGCCTGGCGATGTAGCCTATGCGCGACAACAATGTGACGATTGGGGTGCTGCGGCATCACGTGCAGCAGCCAATTCGACGCTTATGACATTTCCTGATTGCACTGAGGACTGGAATGCGATTACTCATTTTGCTATACTCGATACCTCGGTACTGGCGACAGGAAACATTATCGCTTATGGAGAAGTTACACCTAATAAAACTTTCTATTCCGGCAATACGCCGAATTTGGCGACTGGTGACCTTGACGTGTCTGTCCATGCTGGTGGGGCAAGTGATTATCTTGCCAATTCGATTCTCGATCATCTTCTTGCGGACACACCATTTGCGCAGCCCGATTGCCTGTTTATTGCGCTTGCGACAGGAGCTATTCTCGATGCCGATACCGGTTCGACAATTTCCGAACCCGGCGAAAATTATGCCCGTATTCAACAAGACGATTGGAAAATAGCGGCAGCTGGCGCAAGTTCAAATAGTGGCGGCCTTGTATTCGCACGGGCAACCGGAACTTTCGGGACTATATCGCATTTCGGCCTCTGTGATACGCTTACAACCGGAAACCTGCTCATTCATGCGGCACTGAATACAGCTCAGCCGGTCGAGGTCGGCGATATAGCCCGGTGGGCAGATGGAAGCGCAATAATAACTCTTGACTAAAATGTGCTGATTGTGGCTCAAAAAATATCATTGAAATAAATTTGGAATGAAAATGGCAAACGTCAAACAAGGTATAGCTTCAATAGTTGCGGCTCACAGGTCAATTCCGCTCGTTAATAAGCCTACGGACACGGTAGAGGCGGGTGAATTACTGAATGAGCGTACTTCTACCATGAAAGTGTTTGACGCTGGTAAAGGGCAGCGTAGAGCTAAAATATACGCCTGCCAGATACACTTTAGGGATATTGATGGAAAATTCAAGGCAATAGATACCACTGTTAAGCGCAAACCTCTCAACGATCCTCTCCAAACCCATCAGTATGAAGTCAAGAGTGGGCTGTACCATGCTCACTTTAAGGCTGACAAGCCCCATGATTACCGTCTCGAAATCGGCGGCTCATGGATTGAGTATGAGGCTCTATTTGATGAGTCCGAATCGCTGATTATCGACGTTGAGACCTCTCGGATTGGTGTAAAAGAAACCATAGTCCTAAAGGATGAGAAAGCCCCGACAAGTCTTTCATGGCGGGTAACTCGTGAAGGCACGGGAATAGTAACACCTCCGCCGACAGCCGTAGATGCCGATGGAAAGCCCATGGTAGTCAAGGTGACTCAGGACAAGGACATTCTCACTTACAAAGTGGATACTACCGATGCGGTGTTCCCGATAGAGATTGACCCGTCAAGTGTAATTGCTACGAACGATGGCTCTATAAATGGCCGGAATGATGCAGGTTCCTATACAACCCAGAGAAATTTGACTACCGCTACAGACTCAGAAGCCTATTTATATGTTGGGCAGTTCTTTGATGGTGCTTCACGATATAAGACATTTCGGACTTTTATGTCATATGCAATTCCAGCAATGGTTTACTGCTCGGCTTGTGATTTGATGTTGGAAGGTAGTTATGATGGTTCAACCACTGATGATATAATACGGGCTTTTACGTCTACTTATAGCAATCCATTAATCAAAGAGGATTTTGACCAGTTTAGCGGATGGCAAGCAAGTGGAGCTTATACCGGCTCACAGTTGACAAATGAATGGAATATGTCTTCTTTTTCGGCAACATGGAACACATTAACATTTAATTCTACCGGTCTTGCTGCTGTTCTGGCCGCTCAGGGAGGGATTTTAAGAATAGCTTTATTAAGCGCCTGGGATATATCTTCATCGGCACCAAACAACGCTTCTTATGTTGTTTTTGAGCCTTCCACCACCAGCGGCAAAGAACCCTATCTCTCAATCACTTTTACGCCGCCACAAGTTTATCGTGATATGGCTGGTCAGTCCGATATTGTATTTGATGCCATTATGGAAATGTATCGAAACCGCAATATGGCGGGGCAGGCGGACGTTTCATTCGACGCTGTCGGTTCATGTTATGCTGATAAGAATATGCAAGGTCAAGCGGACATTGTTTTTGATTCATCTCTTTTATTAAGTAGAATTTTCGATATGGCTGGTCAGTCCGATATTGTATTTGATGCCATTATGGAAATGTATCGAAACCGCAATATGGCTGGTCAGGCGGATACCGTATTCTCTGCACTTGCCGCCATGTATGCAGATAGAAATATGGCGGGACAAGTAAATATAGTTTTTGACGCATCACTTGTTATGTGGGCAATAAGGACATTCAGAGCGCAATCCGATATTATATTTGATGCTTTGCTTTTTGCCTATGCCGACCGCAATATGACAGGACAAGCGGATATTGAACTTTCGACCTATATGTTCATGGGTATTGACGGCGATTCGGGATTGATAACGAGGTTTTAAATGTATCTGAATATCTATAGAAATGTTTCGGTAATTGATAAATTCAGGATCGACGAACGAACGCTTTTTGTCCAGAAGTTTCTCGGCGAAAATTATATCCATGCTGAGGCGGCAACAAGAAGCCCGCTCAATATAACTATCGGCGATTATGTCAAATACAACGGCATCAAATACTACATCAATACGACACCTGATGTAACCAAAAACGCTACAAATCAGTTCGTCTACAGCATCACTTTTGAGAGTGAATATTACGACTTTGCAAAAGTACAGTACCGGTCATCTGACGGACAGAGTGATTTCTACCTGATGAATGACCTCGAAGGTTTCCTTGACCTGCTCATAACGAACATGAACCGAATTGCCGGGGCGG